CCTCATCAGGAACCTCCACATTAATTTCATCCATTGTGAAGTCGTCGAGTTTAATTGCTTTTTTCTTGAATTTCACAATTATTATCTCCTTATGTTTTTGTGATTTATCAAATCTTAGCCGTACATGTTCCCCAGCCCTACCCGATGGGACCAGGCTCACATGGTTATATCTGATCTGTGTCTGTATGGCGTCATAATGCTCATTTTTCCATACTCCGGACACAGGTATTAAATATGCATTATAGCCACAGGATAACTCAATTGATAATCCATCATTATGCCTTTTCTTGACTTGTTTTATGACTTCTGGATCAGTGATTTTAATTTTAGTCTTAACAAAATCGCCATCCTGATTAGTCTCACGTTTAATGACTTCGCCTGTTACGCCAATCTGAAAATCTTTGATATTTTGAGAAGTGACACTTTCGTCAGGATGAAAATTTGTGACAGGCTGTAATTGCAACGTTTGGAGAGAATTAAAGTCAAAAACTTCCTCACCGGGGCGTAACTCACGAGTTAGTTTTCCTTGTCCATCATAGTAATCAAAAACACCGGCTCTCGTTGCAAAGGAATCTATGTAAAGATACCCCTCTGGCGTCTCTTGCAGTGCGTCTTTATGTTCGCTAAAATCTAATCGACAGCTCAGGTGACGTAATAATGAATCTTTTTTATTTCGTGCTTTCCACGTACTATGAGCTATAGCTGTTCGTTGTTCTATATCGGGGAATTCTTTTTGTACCGCTTCAGAAGACAAAAAACGAGCAATAAATTTACTTTGCTCTTCATTCTCTGCCGGTTTTGGTAATGGCATTTATATTGATCCTTTTATACATAAAATAAAAAAGGGCAACCTTTAGGGTGTGCGGCCCCGCACGGCTGCCCTTTTACATATATAAAAACTCGAGGAGATTAGAGATATTACATTATTAACTTAACATGAAGGTTTAGTGTAGTGGGTATATTTTGGGTATATTTTGGGTATATTTTAGGTATATTTTGGGTATTGACAAGTTTTAAAAAGAGAATAAATAGGAAACAATTTTCCTGAATTGAGATATGATTTAAATTTTAAAAGAATAAGAGATAGACGATACTAAAGAGGCGTGATTAATGCGTCTTTAGTATCGAGTCTGGTCGATCGCATTGTTAGCTATCATTCATCACTAAATGGTGATCCTCCACCAAAAATAATAGCTGGGGTTTCCCCTGCTTTCCCAATTTTCTTAATATTATTCCATCCACCATTTCCATCAGCGCAAACAATGACTTCATCGTTTTCAATATGATCCATTGCGTTTATTAATTCTTTTTTTGTCATATTTTTTTTGCCTCTCATCTTTTTTTAATGCCTTTAATGTTTTAATAAATCTTTTCCATTTTTTCTAGTAAAATTATTGCTTCCCTGAGCTTCATTTCTAATATTTCACGATCCTTTTTGGCTTTTTTCCGTTCAATTATGCTGACAATTATTGCTATAACCACCCCCAACAGAATAGCCTATTTAAATGATATATAGCAATTTAATTTAGACAAAAAAATGACCAATACCTCATGGTCATCGGCCTCATAGTTTGATAATATCAACTAAAAAATAGATAACGACTGATAATAGACTCCATTCCTAAGTATTAAAGTTACTTTTATTTTTTATGCCCGTTTTTTTGATGTGGCCTATTTTTCACCCATTCATCCAGTTCATTAGTTGTGATCATTAATGGTGACTTGGGAGTATCAAATAAGTGACTGGCAGGAAGTCCATATTTATTAATATATTTATCTACTGTAGGCTCGCTAATACCCAAAGCCAGCGCTATCTTTTTCTTTCCATTTATTACAGCCATAGATTATTTTTCTCCTATGAGTCTTCCATTTATAGATTCCCATTTTAATTCTGGAAGCCGATCTTCATTCATATTTTCATAAACTGAAGCAATAAAATTTTTGAATGTAACCTTATCAGGTATACAAAAACAGCTATTCGATCTCCTTCACTTTTCTTTGGTTTAAAATTTGGTATCCATTTCCCATCTCCAAACTCACTATTATGAAAAAGATAAATAACCAATCCAGTGTTTAGTGGTTCTCGCACACCGAATAATTCAATCATTTCACGGCCACAAATAAAACTAATAGGCCAATCAAAATTTATTAAATGATTTTTTTTATCAATTTTTATATTAATTTGCACTTTTTTCATAATATCTTTTCTCCTTTTTACAAATACCAAATAATTAATATTAAAGCAGTAAACAACCCGACCAAATCAGATATTTTAAATATTTTTCTAGCTAATGGCCTAGCTGAAAGATCTGGCCTGTCTCCCCAGATTAATAATAATATGTTCAAAAGAAAAACAATTATTATGCTTCCTTTGAGCCAAGACATATTTTCTACTTTTTGTCCTTTATATTAAAATTAATGCCACATCCCAAAATATGAGCAGCGCATAATATTAAATATTTTGCTAAAACAACCCTTATTTTAAACTGTTTCGTTATTGTTATCTGTACTTCTAGCGTATATTTTTTGCTTAATTTATTGAATTTTATGTGTCTTTTGGCCATGATTATTTTATAATTTTGTTATTGATTAGAGATTAATTTAAGACTATCTTCAAGCGTTTTGGTCAATTTATTTAGAGCCTTAATAGTCCTATTTATTGCATCAATTAGATACGCATTATCACCTTTTGCTTCAACAAGTTTTCCTTCTGTTATTAATGCCCAGCTTTCAACTCTTGCACTAAAATTAATTATTTCTTCAAGGTCATAGCAGAGGATTAGATCATCGTTTTCATTAGTGGAGACATTAATTATCTGTGATGATTTTAAGTCATCGATAGCATCTTTACTAAATTGTTTCAATGCGTCTATTGTTCCCTCTTTAATTCTTTCTTGTAATTCCTCTATTAATTCATCTAAAACAATCACAAATCCGGATTCTTTCTTCATATAACGGTTTCCTTCTTTCTCCAATCATTATTCTATAAAAATTCTTCCAAAATAGGTAAACTTTGGCACCTACATTGAAAATCTTGTCCGGGATGAAGCTTTTCCCCATTATTTCCAACTGGGGGAGGATTATTCCATTTAAATCTCGCTTTCCCATCAATAGCAAAATTTTTTAAAAATTTTAAGCGGTGTCTTACTCTAACCCTCTCATCAGTAGAAGTTGACCAATCATATTCTGTTACGCCTGCTTCCCGTTGTCGTAATTCTGTTAGTTTTCCGTTAAATTTACTTATTTGATCCCGAGCTATTAGTTTAGCTCTTTTTTTCGGAGACCCAAAGGCTTTCATTATATCTTTTTCTAAAGTTTTCGTAGAAACTCCGCTTTCGACAGCATGCCTTACCATCTGCTCTACTTTTTTAAGATGATCCGATCCGATAGTTTTTATGAGCGATACATTACGTTCGACAAAAGCCGATACCTGCGGTTCCAACCATCTCTCGGCCCTGATAACTTCTAGCCCGAGAACAGATTTGAATTGCTTATCAACCTGCACTTTATTAAAAGAAGCCGTCCGCCTTGCGAACCTATCGCTAAGTCCTTCTATGTCATCAGCACTAAGAACAACCCCCACTTCAATATCATCAAAAATTTGAGTTATAATAGTTCCATAACTATCTGTGCGGATACTCGTAGAAGCATCAATCCTTGTATCTTGCTCATATGCTGCAATAATTCCCGGTATCATGGGAAAAAGCTGTTCTTTGATTGTAGCAAACATCGGCTGAATAAGTTCCAATATAGCCTTATAATATCCCATCTCTATAGCCCTAGGATGTAATGCTATTGGTGGCTTTCGTCTTCTTGGCAGTCTTTTGCCAGAAAACTTGATAACTTCGCGCCGATATTTAATAAGTTCAACTATATTTGCAGGCATTTATTTCCCATTCTTCAAGATTTCTGTTTTGTCAGCACTTTCTTTAGATGACCCGAAGAAATAATTTACTACAGCACCAAAACTAGCTGACAAGCTACTAAACAATAAATAACCTATTGATCAATCCTTCTGGTACCGTAAATTTCATCAATATTCCCATTAATGTGAAAAATCCAATTACGATAATTATCGCTAAAATATATATAGGCCAATTTATTTTCTTCATTTTATTCTTCCCTTATCCATAAGCCATCTCTAAAATTTATCTATGAGCAACAAATAGGACTATGATCACTTTCCCCATCTACTAACGCCTTTCATTATCTAAAACCCTCGCCACCATTGCCGATCCCTAGCTTACTGGATTGACCAGAGGTTTGCGGGATGTTAGTATATGCGGCTACGTTCGATGTTTATTGTTGCTCATAGATTAACTCCCTACCTTGATTTAATTCAACAATCACCTATAAAACTTTCATATTTTTTGCGTAAGATCACGAAATTTTTCTATAGAAGTAAGTTCTTTTTCTTTGTGCCATTCAGCCGTTACTTTTGTTTTTACATAGTACATAATACCGTTTCCATCTACTCCGAGCATTGTTATTATCCCCCCCTCCTGAAAAGGAGTAATAACTTTTTGATCTAACTCAAAAATAAAATCTATTTGCATCATTTAATATTTCCTCCTAAAATTACTAATATAATAAAAAATGTCGCTTCAGGAATGCCATCTTTATAATTTTTAGGCTCATAAAATATATAACCCCTTTGGTCTTCTAAAGGCATAGGACTATAACCAGAAATTAATGTTTTACATTTTCGACAAGCTTTTCCTTCCCAAAAAAATCCGCCACCATAAGTAGTAAAAATTTCTACTTTTTCTCCTTGTTCACAATGGCATTTTTTGTTTATGTTGTTACAATGATCCTTAAAGGCTTCTTCGATTGAATTATATAAGATATAATGCATTACATCTGCCGTATTTTGATATATTGTATAAAGGATTAATCCATCTGGAAATTTTATACATCCCATTGATTCGCCCATTACTTTACCCACCTCTCAATTTTTTTTATCAATTTTGGGCTCAATTTTTCGTTCTCTAATACTCGGAATATCTCTATCCAATGGTACTTTTTTAAAAGATGGGTGAGAAATGAGGACACAAAATGAATGGGTCTTGCTGTCATCAAAAGCATCAATGACTATGGCATCTTCGGGAGCATTATAATTATTTTGATTCAATGAATACCCTCGCAATAATCCCGACTCTCTTATTATTAAGTCAGATCGATATTGATCGGTATATATTAATTTGAATCTTCTTTCCCTATTTAACTTGCTAAAAACTACTTCAGCAATTGAATCTTCAACCATTTGCATCATTTAATATTTCCTCCTAAAATTACTAATATAATAAAAAATGTCGCTTCAGCAATTACCACACATATTTCAAATAATAAAAGCAAATCATGTTTCGATATTATTTCTAATATTCCACATAAATATGAACTAATTAAAAAAGTAGTAATAAAACATATAAAGATACATCCATGATAAACTGTTTTCATTAATTTTTATTTTCCTCTTCTATTTTCTTCGCCTCTTGCCTTTTCGCTTCTTCAGCTTCTTGTTTCCTAATCAACGCCTCTTCCGTTTTTAATTCTTTGCGTAATCCTAAATCGATTGTCGTTTCCATACTATATCCATCAGGGCCAAATCTGGAAATAGCCACTTCCTCCGGCATAATTGCCTGGATTTCAACATTAATCTTATCGGTTTCGGCTACAATCTTTCGTGTTTCAGCTTTTTCTTTTTCCGTGACTTGCCATAATGGATTAAATGTAAACTCCCATTCTTCTGGTTCTTTTCCTTTCGTAGCAGATGATTGATCTTTCAGAAGTATTCTGATTAATTTTTCAAGAGGCTTTTCCATATTATCTTTTTGCCACGCCCTAATTGAATCATAATATCCTCTTGTAGTCTCAGAAGCCCCAGCTAATACTCCTAATTGTTGTCCGAATAATCTAGCCCTTGGTATCCTCGCACAGGATGATACAAGCTCAATATAAATATTCATAAGATCAACTAGTCCGGCAATTGGTGTCTGTATCTTTGCAAATTCTTCTTCTTCCCCAAGAAGTGCGATGCCTAAAGACGAAATATTGGCAATAGCATATTGGATACGTGTTAATAAAGCATTTTGCCCCTCTGTATCAGCTAACAAATCAGCCAAATTAGGTATTTTTAATACTTTCGTAATAAAATCTTGAAAAAGAATAGCGCCACTCTGGATAGAAGTCCCATATCTTTTCAGTTCTTGATTTATAACTGTTAATATCGAATCATGCCATCCACTATTTTGTATCAATAGTCGTGGTGGTAGATAAGCGCCATCAAATTTTATAATCCTTGATTCATGAATTATAGTATTTTGCATGGATGTTGCATTATAAGCAATTGGATTAAGACGATAAGTCTCAGGTTCCCCGAAGTTTTTCTCCATAGGGTCTGAATATGTTTTATCAATTTCTATTTGCCATCGATCGAAAATATTCAAGGATGTTATCTTGATTATTTTATTCTCATTTAACTGAATATTGGGATTATTTCCATCAAGCGCTCCGATAACCATTATCGATCCGCCGTATAAACGGGCAAGAATCAAAGCTTCTTTAATTTTCACACGAATGAATAATTCTTCCATCCGACCAGTTAATCCGGTAGTTATTTTCTTCTCCTTGTCATCATCTATATTAATGTCTATCCATTCCCTGCAAGCATCTTCGGGATAAATGTTGATTATCTGTCTAGCAATCCAATCATAACGATATAGAGAATCTATTTCTGTTTGATCCAACGGCACGCATTCTAAGGAAAAAGCTGTTCGTGACAAAGGATCTTTTGCCCCGCCAAAAC